TTTTGTATCTTCTGATAGTTCAATATCTGAGAAACTTGAAAATGTTGATGATAGTTTATTAAAGCTTATGTTTGATTTTATATCTCATAATCACGATGAAAGATATGATTTAAAAAATGTAGGAAGTGTTACAGATTTTAATACAGCTTTAGAGCCAGGTCGATATTATGTCTTTAAAGAAGGAAGTTCTATTCCTAACGCTCCTTACAATGGAAATATATATGGTGCATTAGAAGTATTTCATACTAACGATACTGAATTAATGCAAAGATTTACTAGTGCTAATGGGAAAATTTACATTAGAATAAAAAACTTTGAAGGCACTTGGTGGAAATGGTCAAATATGCCAACTATAGGGGATTTCTCTTGGGATTTTAATAATTCAACAGGTACTGGATTTCAAAAACTACCTTCAGGTATGATTATACAATTTGGAACAACTAAAATAGGTTTTAATGATAATTCTTGCATAGGAACTGCTAAAATATATTATCCTTTAGCATTTACAAAGTTTTGTAAATGTACTGGGAACTTAGAAACAAATGATTATGGTGGGTATAATGAAACAAATGCAATAGTCGGAGGACAAACTTTAAGTAATGGATATGCAGAAGTAAGAGATATTCAAGGGCGACCACGAACTGGCTATACAGCTACAGTAACATGGATAGCTATAGGAATATAAGGGTGGTGTTAAAATGAAAATTTATATGACATATAAAGAAGATACTAGAGAATTTAATGGCTTTTATCAACAAAATAAAGATGATGATATTATACCAAAACCAAATATATGTATTAGTAGTGAATTAAGATGGTATTTACAACAAATAACAGAAGGTTTTAAAATAAAAGATTCAATAGATTTTAAAGATATTTATACAATTGAAGATAAAGATGTATTTGAAATAATTCCTTTTGAGTATGAAAAGCCAAAACCTACTCGAATTGATTTATTAGAAAAACAAAATGCCTTTCTAGTAAAAGAAAGTTTAGAAAAAGATATTCAAATTAAAAAATTAAATATGAGCTTAGCACAAGCTACTTTAAACTCAGTAAAAAAAGATATTGAATTTAAAAAAATGAATACTAATATAGCTCAAACAACTTTAAATCTAGTAAAAAAAGATATACAAATAAAAGGCATAGAAAAAGAAGTTGCTGATTTGATGCTAAAGGTTGGAGGTAAATAAAATGGATATTTGGTATTTTGAAACAGCAAAAACCTATTTTGAATCAAAAATATATACAGTAGATGATATTAGGTTATTTGTTGAAGCTGAAAGAATAACAAAAGAACAGTTTAAAGAAATAACTGGCGAAGATTTCGATAAGCCTATTAGTAATTTACCAATAAAGATAACTGAAGATAGACAATAAATAATGAAGGGCTATAAAAGATAGTTCTATTTTTATGCGATTTTTAGGAGGATATATGAATATAGAAGTTACAGTTATATGTACAATTGTAGGTGCAATTGTAGGCTATATGAGTTATCAAAAAAAGACTGCTCATGATATAGAAGATGATGCATCTCAAAAAACAGTAGTTGCTACAAAATTAGATTATATATCTAAAGGTGTTGATGATATAAGGCTTGATATAAAAGCTCAAGATACAAAAATAAGTAATGTCATAGAAAGGCTTATAAAAGTTGAAGAAAGCACTAAATCAGCACATCACAGAATAGATACAATAGAAAAAACAAAAGGAGAGATTTTATATGAAAAGTAGATTAAAAAATCCGTATTTTTGGTTAGGTTTAGGTGGAGTTATATTTTCATCAGCTGGAATTGATTTTAAAACTCTAACAAGTTGGAACTTATTAGGAGAAGCTTTATTAAGTATATTAGCTAATCCAGTTGCGGTTGTAGCTGTTATAGCTGCATTAGTTGGTGTATGTGTTGACCCTTCTAGTAAAGGGTTAAAAGATAATAAATAATTTATAAATAATTTATAAATAATGTTTACAAAAATTATATATAAATTATTTATAAATTAAAAATAGTTTTAAATTAAGTTAAATAAAAGGTAGTTAATTAGACTCTTTGAAGTCTTTTTTTATTGGCTTTTTAAATATAAAAATATAAATTTTAGGAGGATTTTATTATGAAAACAAATATGACAGATGCAGGACATGGTGGATATGATTCAGGAGCTCCAGGTTTACATGGATGCTTAGAAAAAGATATAGTTTTAGAGGTATCAAATAAAATAAATGATTATTTAAAAACACAAGATATAAAAAATATAAATACTAGAACTACAGATGTATTTGTATCTTTAAATGAAAGAAGTAATAAAGCTAATAACTTAGGAGTAAATTCTTTTGTATCTATACATTGCAATAGTTCAGATAATCCAAACGCTCAAGGGTTAGAAACTTATTGCTATAAATTTAAATATAGACCTTTAGCTGATGCTATACATTCTGAAATTATTAAAGAAGGTCTTTATACTAAAAATAGAGGTGTTAAGGAAGGTAATTTACATGTTGTAAGAGAAACTAATATGGATGCTTGTTTAGTTGAATTAGGCTTTATAACTAATGAAGAAGATTATAATTTAATAATGAATAATAAAGACAGATTCGCTAAAGCAATTGCCAAAGGAATATGTAAATTTAATGGAGTTCCTTGGAAAGAATCTTCTAATACAACTTCAAATGAAGGATTTAAAAACGGAGATTATTCAGGAAGAAAAGCAAGAGTTATAGCAGATGTATTAAATGTTAGATGGGATAGAGGTACAGAGTATGAGGTAATAGGACAAGTTAAATATGGAGATATAGTGAATTTACAGTATTGTTTAAATGGATGGGTAAGTGTAGAAGGATTTAAAGGTAATAAAGGGCTTGGATATGTAAGTTCTAAATTCTTAGAATTAATATAATATTAAATCTTAAATTTAAATGTACAATTTGAATTACATAGAAATATGTAATCATACCTATTTAAAAGTAAAATAATTAAAAATTTTAAATTTTGATATAATTAAATTGATCCTACTATTATATTGATAACAAATTTTTAAAAACCCAAATTAACAAAAAAGACTAATTGAAATCCGCCTATACAATATTTCAATTAGTCTTTTTTTATTATCAAAATATATTTCTTAAGACCATCTTTTAAAGCTCATTAAAAGCTAATAAAGGGCTTGGATATGTAAATTCTAAATTCTTAGAATCAATATAATATATTAGCTCCAAATATTCCGTTTTCGCTAATTGTGGGGATTTAAATGTACAATATTTACCTTTAAAATTTATTTAATTTGTTATATAATAGTAACGAACAACTAAAAGGAGGTAATACAATGTTAAAACTTTTAGTAATTGCTATTCTATCGTTTTTAGCAAGTACATTTATGTTTTTTAAATTAAACGTATACACTTGTAAAAATGAAAATAGCAAACATGTTCTAAGGATAAAGCTAAATAGCAAAGTAAAATGTAATAAAGTAGTTTAATAATAATATCTTACTTCCTTCTTACTAGTAACATGACTAGAGTAGTATGAGAATCCAAAATAGTAAGGAGGAAGTATCATGCAATTATTAAATAGTTTAGGCTCATTTATATTAGCTGTACTTATAATATTTTTAGTTTATAAATTTGCTTGTAAACATGAAAGCTATGAAATTGAGCTTAGTTGGTCTATTAAACCTATAAAGATAAGTGGAAAATTGAAAAAAGACTATAATGAAAATAAATAGTTTTATTATAAATTTTTAAAAAACTTATTTTAAAATGTTGAATGATGAAAGATAGATTTAAGTTAAAAAGACAAGGGAGATTTTTACTTTATATAAAAGTAAACTTCCATGTATATAATGGAAGAAATTAAAATGGAAATCAAAATGGAATTAAAAAAGAAAAATAGGTTAGCGGTAACTAACCTTTATTACATTTAAAATGCTAAGCAACTCATACTAATCTAGTCGCCTCTTTCTTTTATTATATCATAAAAGAGCCAATTTTATACAATTAATATAAATTCAAGCCTGGTATATTTAACCAGGCTTTTTATATTACAAAAATATACTTACAAATAATACTTTTTTAATACATAAATTTGTTGATAATTTTTAAATATCTGTTAATAAACTGTAGTTCATCTGTGGATATTTAATCTTTTCTGACTATGTCAGTATATTTTTTTTAATAAATATAGTATTTTCAATATTTTAAAACTTAAGACATAAAATAATAAGTTTTATGTCTTTAAAAGTTACAACATTATAGACTATAAAAAAATAACAGTATTGAGGAAAATATAAAAGGTTTATCCAAGAATAAACAAATCCGTGATTTAATTAAGAATATAAAGTAAAATATTTATATGGTAATATTTTCAAATTAATCGTTAAAATATTATTATCAAAATAATTCATAATTTACGGAGGAATATTTTTAATGAAAGACGAATTTTTTATAAAAATTATATCTGAGATATCAAAACTTTGTTATGACCTTGAAGAAAAAGAGTCAAATGAAAAGAATGAAGATAATGGTGTTATTTTAGAGTTAGATGACATTTTAGACTTTTATTCAGATAGAAAAGAGTTAGATGACTATTTAACAGGTTTGACGAACACGACTTTAAATACTATTTGTGCATTAATGGATTTTGGAAGAAGATATGAAAATAGGGTACTTCCAATAAATCTTGATAAATATTTTAATAAATATTATTTGCCATACTGGTTTGAGCAAAATAAAGGACAAAAAAAGGAATATATTTCTTCATATTTAGCAGATAAAAGTCCAGTTCTTCCTAGATATTTAAATAGAGCTAAGGAAATATTATTTTACAGTAAAAACGATAATATAGAATTAACTCATGAATGTGGTGGGAGTTTATGTTTGGAAGATTCTGATGGGATAGAGCAAATTGATTCTTATGAATATGAATTACATTTAGCGTGCTTAAAATGTGGTTCTAAAGTTAATAAAATAGTTGATAAGGATTATTTAAATCATTCCATATAAAAATCAATACAAAGAAGGCATAAAAGTAATACTTTTATGCCTTATATATATCAATATATTTACTAAATTTTTAAATTCTTTAGCTTATTAAAAATAAAAGGCAAAATTCCTATAGATCATACGATGATGAGTAGGAATTTTGCTTTTTATGTTTTAATGTTTATCGTTATTTTTTTCTTCTATTTATCAAAGCTTTAATTATTGTAATTAAAAACACTATAATAAATATTAAAAGTATTATATTTAATATAGTACTTTTTACTTTAAATAAAAGTAAGGTATTTATTATTAATAATGATCCATATGCAACATATGTATTATTATCTTTTTTTTCTTCAAAATTTAAAACTATATTTATTATACTAACTATTATTAAAATAATATTTATTATCATATTGTTATCCTATATGAACAAAGTAATTGTTTTTGTTACCCACCAAGCAACATCATTGTTCATCCCTACTTTTTTACAAGCTTTATATATTACATTTTCTACTGTTCCTGTATAGTGATCTATAGCATTTAAAAACGATTCTAATCCTACATATGCAGTTATAGTTTGTCGTACTTTAAAGGGTAATTTTCTCCAGATTTTTCTAACTGCTTTTGATATCCAACTTATTTTGCCTCTAGGTTGTATCGTATTTTCAGTTTCTAATTTGTAATCGTTTATAGCTTGGCTTAATTGTATTTTTTCTTTATAAGTCAAACCAAAGTAATTCGAAACCTCATCTAAATCTGTAGTTGATTGTTTTTGAACTATATTTGAACTATTAATTGATTCTTCTGCTGCATATACAGTTCCTATAATAGGTGTAGATATCGTGATACCTACCAATGCTAAAACAAAAGTTTTTCTAACGTTTTTCATAATACTCATTCAAAACACCCCTTTAGTTTTAATATGTATTTTAATATTACATTAAAATATAATATTTTTGTGTAAATTTTTTGTAATATATGGAAATTTTTGAAAAATAAAAATAGTAATAAAAAATCACTCTAAAATCATAAAACACATAGTTTTATACCGACTAGTCACTATAAGTAAAGACTCCATATATTATATCCTAACCTAATTTGTTTTTTGATGTCTTTATTTTGGATTAATTTCACGAATTATACTTAAATTAGCGTAATTAAAATTAAATGTTTGTTTTTTAGCCTTTTTTGTAACATTTTTATATCAATTTAGATATCTTAATGTAAGAGAATCTTTTTCTCTTATATTAAAAAATAGAGGAGTGCAGTATATTGATTGGAAATAATATGCATATGAATTGCTGTGAACAAGGAAAAGGAAAAAGCATGTGTGAATATGGAAAAGGATATGGCGTAAATGAACATTATCCTCCAGAAAAACATATAGAAAATATAGAATGTTGCTGTAAGCCTAGTATGATAAAAGCTTTAGAATTATTGAGTCGTGAAGGTATAAGAGAAAATGTAAATTTTGATGCTTTTGCTTTTATAACAGATTTCTTCGTTGTTGGAAGCCCATTAATACTTTTAAGTCTTATACCTCCTACAAAAAAAGATAACTTATCTGCGGCACTTGATGCTTCTTTAAATAAATTACCAGGTTGCGACTGTGATACTATAGGTATAAAAGGTAGAGCATTATATCCAATTCCTCTACCTATAGATGATCTTACAGGAATATTAACTGCTATTGTAAATGTTTTAGAATCACTTAATATAGAGTTATTATTCCCACTAATAAATATTCTTAATGCTCTTATACAGTTAGGAGACGATGTTTTAGATCCTATAATAGATTTATTATTAGATTTATTTACTACACTTCCTAATGTAGATATAGCATCACTATGCCAATTAAAAGCTGTAGCTTTCCAAACTAATAATCCAACAGGAACTTCATTTTCACCTTATAAAGCAGTTAGATCTCAGTTAAGATGTTTACTTGATAATGACAGTAAAAAAGATGATTGTAACCCTAAGTGTGAAGATTGTTGCTGTAATGACGGAATATTAAGAGAAATAGCAGGTACAAATATAACTGGTACTGTTACATTAACAGCGAGTTCATTAACACTTCAAGGTGTAGAAGTAATCGGCAATAAAGATAATGTAGTAGTACTTGGAAATGAAGATGAAGGTAAATTCTACTTTGTTTGTGCAGATGCTGTATCCTTAATAGGTTAATATAAAATATGTAGTTTTAAGTTAAAAGTATTTATTTTATTTTTAAGAAAAGGCTATGATCATATATTCATAGCCTTTTTGTTTTATTTAAAAATTTAATTTTCAGTACTGCCATAAAAAACAAGTTTATACAAATAAATATAATATTTTGGATATTTATCAAACTTATAATAAATAAAAAAATAGATAAGGCATTAACCTTATCTATTTTAACCCATGATTGAAAATAACTGTAAATAGCATGCTGTTTGTATAACATATGCTATTTATATAATATATGCATATTTATATAAATATGTGTCAAAAAACATTCTTTGTAAAATAATTAACTAGTTTAAACTTTTGATCTAATTAAATTTATTCTGAAAATAAATTATAAATAAATTTTAATTACTTTATTTATAATTTATTTTTTATTTTTTTTTACTTTATTATCTCTATCATATTTTAATGCTTGCTTATCTACATCGAAATCGGCTGGTAAACTAGCTTTCGTAGTTTCTACAGCAACTTTAATTATATTATTAATTGTCTTACCTATAGTTGTATTTTTTATAGAAGATACTGCTTTTAAAAGCTTTAAATCATCCTCTTCAAGATAAATAGTCTGAGGTGTTTTTACTATCTTTTTTTCCTCTTCCATCTCTAATAAATTTAAAGTACCTATAGATATATCATCTTCTTTTATATTATTTTCTATAACTTTATCTACTTTAGTTTGATAGTCATTTTTTCTTATTTTTATATCTTTAGCATCTTCTTTAAAAACATCTAAAGCCATTTTATAGCACTTCCTTTTCTTCTAATTCTTTTATTAAATTATTAAACTCTTCTCTAACTTTGTGAGCCTTCTTTTGTTTTCTACAATAATCTTCTAAATCCATATTATTTAAAATTGCATTCTTTACTACAGTCGTATCACTAATCTTAGATTCTAATAAATCTCTTTTTATATCTTCAAATTCATTTAAATAGTTATTAAATAAATCTCCAGTAGATAGTTTTCTACTTGTATATGAATTTATAACAACAGCTCTTTTTACATTAGTTTGTATATCTAAAAACTCTAAATCTTGTTTAAATTTTTGATAAAATAATTCACATCCTCTTATACTAGCAATATCTTGATATTCAATAGGAGTTATAATACTATCTGAAATTAACATAAAGTTTCTAGCTATTAGATCATAGCTTGGTGATAAATCTACAAATATATAATCGTATTTTTCTACTTCTTCTATGTTATTTTTAAACCATCTCCATACAGCCTTTTCTCTTCCCATTTGAGTTGATAGATATTCAGATAATACGCTTAAACTTATATCACTTGGGATTAAATCTATATTTTCAAATCTATCTAATATATTTTCTAGTATTACTTCCTCTGCTGTTGCATTCTCTGTTAACATTTGAAATAATGTTTTATCTTCGTGAACTACCTTATATAAGAATTGTGTTAAGTTAGCTTGAGTATCTGCATCTATAAGTAATACTTTTTTACCTTCTTTACTTAATTTCATTGCAGTAAGTATTGTTAAGGTAGTTTTTCCAACTCCACCTTTAACATTGAAAAATGAACATATTTTCATAATTTACACCTCATTTATTTTTAAATTAAAAATAAATTATAAATAAATTATCTTTAATTTTATTTTAATTTTTAAACACTTTTTATTTTAATATAATTAAATGTTTATTACAAGTTAAAAGTAAAGTATAAATAAATTAAAAATAATTTATTTATACTTTACTTTTAACTTTATACTAAATCATAAATAACTTTATCTTAACTTATTATACATTTATACCGATATTCCTTTAACGACTGAATAAACATTATTAATAAATTATTTTTAATGTAGATAAAATTTATTAATAATGTTTATATGCATTAAAAATAATTTGCGTAAATAAAAAAGCACATATCGCATGCGCCTTTTTATTTGTTTTCAATATAATTTAATACTTGCTCCCAATCTTTATCAATTCTAATAATCTTTAAAAATTCATTTACTATATCTATAATTTCGTATAATTCTTTAGTTGGTTCAAATAATTTATTAATTATTTTACTAAAAGACTTTAAGTGTAATTTAAATTCAATTTTACCTGAAATATATTTACTATTTTTATCTAAGCTTTTAGATCTCTCAATAACAATTATGAAACTTTCTCCTTCAATGCATGGCGCAATATAACTCATATCTAATAAGTAATTACAATTTATTAAATTGAACATATCCTCATTAACCTCAAATTCTATACTTAAATTTGACTGGTTATAATTAATTTTACTCGGATAATTTTTTTCTATTAAAGTTTTAAGTACAACGTAGTTAGTATTGTTAAATTTATAAGTTACACCCAACTCTATGCCTTTTTCAATAGAATTTTTTAAAAAATCTTCTTTGGTGTAAATTTGCCATTCTGGATTAAATTCTATTTTAATAAACTCACAATCCATCCTATTCTTACCAACTGTATTATACTTAGGTGATTCTATATTAATTAAATACATTTCTAAAAAATCTAGATTATATTTATCTGGCACTTCTAAATATTGCATTATTATTGAATTATTACACCATTGCTCATTTTTATTGCTAAGATGATTTAAATGCCTAGTATAAAGGTTCTTAGTTTGCCCTATATAAAGACACTCCCCTGTTGTTGGATCTAAGTATTTATATAAATAATACATTCTATTTTCTCCTAATGTTATCTTACTTTATTTTTAGATAGCCTTAAATTTATCCTTTTGATTTTCTAACAATATTTTCTCTAACTCATCAGATGTATATTTTTCAAATGTTTGATTTATATTATGAAATCTAGTTTTTTGTTTCCTAACTCCATTAGTTTTATTGTTCTTAATTTTATTTTCTAAGGTCTGTTTAAAATAATTATAAGATTTAACTTTAATTTTTTCTTCATCATCTTTTTCTAACGTTACTAAAATTGCTTCTTGTAATAATTTTTTATATGTACTATCTTTAAAATCATAATTTTCAAAATCAGATTTAAAATTTTCTAAAGTTTTTGCTGTAAATAATTTTTTATTTGGAATATAAAATTCATCTGATTTTTTTCGTGATTCTGATTCAATTTCTTTAAAATTATTTTTATCTATCTCTATTATATTCTGGTTTTCCTTTTTTTCAAAATATACTCTTTTATCCAAGTCTTTTACTATAAAATTTATTTTTTCTACTTTTCTTCCGGACTTAACTTCTTCTACTTGAATTTCAAAATATCCACTTGAATTTAATTCTTTAATAGCAGGATTTATAACTCTTCGTTTAAAATTCCCATATTCAGCATAAGCCTCTTCTAACATAAGATACATTTTTAAATCTTTTACACTATAAGATATTTTATTTTTTGTTCCACTCCATAACCTTAATAAATCATATAATCTTTGAGCATATGGATTTTTAAGAGAAAGAAATACAGCTAAATTAACAGGAGTATATCCTCCACCCTTAAATTTTTTACATACTAATGAATATATTTTTTCAGATGACTCTATTTCAAATGTATTATATTCATCATCATAACTATATCCATTTATCAACCTATATTTATGCCAGACAGAATTTATTTTATTATCTTTAATTTCTTGTATATGAATTCTTTTATCACTTAATTTATCTAATATATCACTTATTCCTCGTATTGTATTTTCATTTTTATTTTTAACAATTTGCTTTATTTGAGAATGTGTCATTTTGCATTTTAATAAATTTCCTTCTTTTTGTAATTTAAATAAAATCATAGTAAATAACTTATTTTCAATTGTAGTTAAATCATACTTAGTTTTTACTAAAATATTATCTTTTAATAAAATCTCATCTCTTTTTGGTTCCATCTCTATCTCCTTAACTTGACATATTTAAAATAAAATAAATATAAAAAATGCTCAATTAAAATTATAAATCAAAGCAAATTTATTAAATTTCATACTAAAATCATAATGTATATACCTTAATATGTCAAGCAACAAAAGATTGACATATTAAATCCTTAACTTGACATATTAAATCCTTAACTTGACATATTAAATCCTTAACTTGACATATTAAATCCTTAACTTGACATATTAAATCCTTAACTTGACATATTTCCTTCATTTCCCAATAGTAATTTCAATGGTTTGATGCTTGTCTAAATACTTTAAATACTATTAAATACTATTAAATACTATTAAAGAAGATCACTTCTTTTTTATCAAATAAAACTAATTTTAAACATAACGACAAATTAGGGATTTATCATATTAAAATCTAATTCTCTTGAACCAAAAAAAAATAAGTAATATAATAAAAACAAAAAAGGGAGTTACTTAAATGAAAAAAATAATAATTTTAGTATCATTAATAGCTTGTTCAATGCTTTTTATAGTTGGATGTGGAACTAAAGAAATAGAAAATAGTGAATTAGATAAACAGCTTACATTTAATGAAGCTTTAAACTTAACTGGAAGTAAATATTATGTTAAGAAAGATAGCATAGATGTAGAGTTATTTTATAAAGGTGATATATTAAGAGTTGGAATTGTAACGCAAATTAGAAATTTAATTGAAGATGAATTAAAAGGTAAGTATAAAAAAATTGATTTAACAGTTACACAAGAAGATCCTTTTGATTCTGTTAATTACATATTTGAAAATAATAAATGGGATAAAGAGGTTAAATGAAAAACTAGCAACTAAGTTGCTAGTTTTTTTATTTAAAAACAGAACGTACGTTTGACACAATGTTAAATTTATGTTAATATTTTCCTATAATTATACAGAACGTACGTTTGGTAATTTGCTAAAAATTAGTATTATCAATATGTTTAAAATCAGGGAGATGTTTATTTAAAATGATAAATTTAAGTCAAAATCAATCGAAAATATTGGAATCAATAAAGTGGGAAATTAAGTCAAAAGGATATCCTCCGTCTGTTAGAGAAATATGTGTCATTACGGGAATTAAATCAACATCTACTGTCCACTTTCATATGAATAAACTTGAAAAATTAGGATTAATAAAAAGAGATCCAGCTAAACCTAGAGCAATTGAAATTTTAGAAGAAGAAAATTTTGTACCTGGATTGAATCAAGAGATTATCGAATTACCAATAATTGAATTTTTAAAAGATGAATTAGAAATTAAGGAAAGTATATCTGAAACTATAAAATTACCGTCTAGTTTAATTTTAGGAAAAGATAATTTTATACATAGGGTTATGGATAATAGATTGATTGAAATCGGAGTATTAAAAAATGATTATATTATAGTTGATAGAACGAGTAAGGCTATAAATGGGAGCCTTGTGATTGGAATAATTGAAAATAAAGAAATTATTTTAGGAAGATATTTTAAATCCGAAGATAATATTAAGTTGCAATTTGAAAATTGTTTTTATGATCCTTTGAAACTAGAAAAAACTAAGTTTAAATTAATAGGGCAGATTAAAGGAAATTTTAGGATTATAAAGTAATATTATTTAGGGAGCGTTAAGACAAATGAAAAAAGACGAATTAATAGAAATAGGAGAAAAATTACAATTAATATTTGAAAATTCACAAGAAGATTTTTATTATATATCAGGATACATAGACGCAAAAAAAGAAGATTAATTATTAATCTTCTTTTTTAGATTATTTTCGTATGATGTATTAATAAGTTGTTCGATAGCTTTTCTATCATTCTCATTAAGAGATTGATATTTTCTAAGTAGTGTCTTTACTTCATCTGGAAAATCAGTTTCAGCAGCTAAATCTACTAACATTTCCCCTTCACCCTTAACTAGCCAATCTTTATTAACATTGAAAGCAGAACAAATATTGTTTATTGCTCTTTCAGGAACTTCTCTTGTTCCATTTTCATACGCAGATATTGCTGATTTTTTTAAAAAAATTCGATCAGCGAATTCTTCTTGATTAAGTTTATTATACTTTCTCAATTCCTTTATCCTATCTTGTATCATGAATAACACCTCATGTGTAATTATACAACAAAAAATTCCACAAAACAATACTTTTAATTCCACAAAAAAACAAAAAATTCCACAAAAAGTCTTTACAAACTCCACAAAGTGGAATAGAATATAATTAAGTCATTTGAGAGGTGATTAAATGAGTAAAGAAAATATAGAGAATTTAGGTAAAATGCTTGAATTTTTATTTGAGAATAATCAAAGAGATTTTGGATATGTAGAAGCTGTTTTAGATATTAAATACAAAGCTAATCTACCTCCAAATAAAAATGATTTAATTGAAGAATATAAACCGTCTGTATAAGAGTTTGCTTGTACAGACCTAAAAATTTAATTAGAGCTAAGGCTCTTAAATAGGCTTGTAATAAGTATTAACAAATCAACCATGTTATATATAAAACTAAAGTAATAGGTGAAATAAAAATGAGGGACAAAAGAAAGAAATTTATAGAGAGTGATTATGAAAGATTATATACAAGAGTATTAGAAGCTGACATAGATGAAGATGAAATAAATCAAATTATAGATGTTAGAACTAAATGCTCATATGTAACAAAAACGATAGACAGTGGATTTGTTAGAGAAGTAGAAACATATCCAACCTATCTAAAATCAGAAATGCCTAAAGAGTGGAAAATGAAAAAGAATAAAGAAACTCAAAGGAATTTAAATAATAAGAATGCACAAAAGAACTTCATAAGAAAAATTAATACTAATTTTACCGATGGAGATTTTTTTATAACATTTACATATTCTAATGAGAATTTACCAAAGGACCATAAACAAGCTAAAAAAGATATGCAGAATTTTACAAGAAGAATTAAACGGTTGATTAGTAAGAAAAAGTTAGACGTGGAACTGAAGTACATATATGTAACAGAACATTCAGAAGGGACTAAAGGTATTAGATGTCATCATCATATGATAATGAACTCAATATTAACTATGGAAGAAGTAGAAAAAGCCTGGAAGCTTGGAAGAAGAAACAATATAAGAAAATTAGATACTGATGAACTTTGGTTAACTGGATTAGCTACATATCTATCAAAAGACCCAAAAGGTAAAAAAAGATGGTGTAGTAGTAAAAATTTAAAGGAACCACGAATAACTAGAAATCACTCAAAGTTTAGTAAGAAGAAAATAAATAATATGGTTAGATTTAGAGATTTAGTAAAAGAAGAAATGGAAAAGGCGAATCCAGGATATGTATTTATAGACCATGAGATTTATTTAAATGAACATAATGGAAAGCCTTACATATATGCAAGAATGAGAAAATATAAAGAATGAGGTGGTAGATATGGGAATAGCAAAAGATAAAAATACAAATTGTTTATTTGCTGTAGATGGAAAAGTATGTACTCATAAAAATATTTGTAACAAAGAAGCTTGTTCCACTAGAACATTACTAAAAGGGTATTCAAACTGTGTTTTCTTATATCCAAAAGAAAAAGCTAAGGAATATTTTAAAGAAAATAAATAAGTTCATAAATTAAAGATTATTTATGAATATTGATAAGTTAACTAAATTGATTTTATTCACAAATTAAGCATTAGTTTATGAAAATAAGGTGTTGAAAATGGATATAGTTGAAAAGCTAAAATTTAGAATTAGTGAATTAGAAGCTGAGAATAAAAAACTAAAAAGACAGCTAAATAAAGAAAAATGTAAAGTAGGAAGAAAACAAAAGCTTAAAGATTATGAAATAGAAACTATGAGATTTTATAGATTTCAAGGGAAAACATATAAAGAAATAGCTGAACTATTTGACTGCTCTGTTGGATTAGTTCATAAAGTAATAAATTTAAAAAAGGATTGATTAAATAATGAATATAACAGAAAGTGCTATAAAACTAGAGTATTTAGCAAATGAGATATGCAAATCTAAAGGGTTAGATATAAAACAACTTGTAGAAAGAGAAGATCCTGAACTTAGATTAGTTTGGAAAGAAGCTCAACAAATATTTTTTAAATCAAAACCAGTTATAAATTAAGGAGAAACCGAAACATGAAAAAATTAAAAAAACTAACTAGAAAACAAAAGGATTTACTAGCTAAGAATGGATATGACTTTATGCAGTATTTTTTAGAAAGACAAGATAATAACAGCTACACATTCGTACATAGAGAAACTAGAAAGGCTTTAAAGCTGAATTTTAAATAATGCAAGATTTATATAATTTTATATATTATTTAATTTTTATATTCGGTGGATTAGAAATATTAGCTTATATAGCTGATAGAAGGAGATGAGTATAATGTCTATTTATGTTATTGTATGTCCTTGCTGTAAACAAGCAGATAGTTTTGAAAAAGATGTAGAGTTTGAAGATAATTCGACTTTTAAATGTGAATGTGGAAATGAGTTTACATTAGAAGAAGCTGAAACAATGGAATTAGAAAGAAAGTAAAAATAAGAGGTGAAGAGGGTGAACTATTCTAATACTTATGATTTTGATTATACAGAAAATTATATGGCTTTATTAGCTTGTATATTAAACCCTAAATTAACTATAGGAAAATCTATAAAACATATAGTACTTGAAAATATCAAGGATTCTGAAACTAAAAAAACTAAAAGAACTAATCAAAAACATAACTATAAAGTAAAAGTTTTAGATGAAGTTGAAAGTAAAGAAATTGAATTTGATAACTTAAGTGATTGTTGTGAATTTTTAAATATGAGAAGGGCAGATATAACAACGTATATAAAGCATAATAGACTATTTAGAAAGCGATATAGAATACAATCTTTAGAGCCTATAAGAAAAGTTGAAAGTAAGCCTTTAATGATTAAAGATACATTAAAAAATGAAACAATGGAATTTAAAAGTATTAATAAGGCATGTGAGTATTTAGGAGCTAAAAGACATAATATTAACGAAGCTATAGCAGCTAAAAGATTATTTAGAAAGAGATATAAAATTGAGTATAAAAGGGAGATGTCTTAAATGTACATAAAGAAGTGTGAGTATTGTGGTAAAGAGTTTAAAACAAATCAACCAACTACTAAGTATTGTGGCAAATATCATGCTGGGAAAGCTCGAGCTGAAAGACAAGCATTTAGAAAAAACAAAAGTAATTAGGAGTGAAATGGAAGATGAAACTACATGAACTTAAGATTTTGCCTAAATACTATGAAAAAGTAATTAGTGGTGAAAAAAGTTTTGAAGTTAGAAAAGATGATAGACAATTTTCGGTAGGGGACTTAATAAGGTTGAAAGAGTTTGATAAAGATTTTACTGGAAGAGATTATTTAGTAAAAATTATATATAAATTAAATGGTGGTAATTATGGTTTAGAAAAAGGCTATTGTATATTATCTATCAAACCATATATTGAAGGAATGGATAAGGAAAAAACAATAAGGGATTTTTTAAAACAGGCAATTAAAGAACAGGAAAAAGAATTGTGTGTGTATTTATCAGGACAATATACAAAAGGTGAATCTTATGAAAAAGAAATAATAGATGAATGTATACATGATGTTAGACTTTTAGAAAGTTATTTATAACAAAATAATTCTTTTATATTGGGGGTTAATATGAAAATAAGTGATGAAAAAAGAAAAAAGCTTTATAAGTTTATAAATATATTAGAAGTTAAAAAGCGAATTGATAAATATGAAGTTATAGATGGAAATGGGAATATAACTAAATGTGAAGATATAAAAGGATTAGATATAGTCTTAAATTTATATGAGTTTAAAAATTTAAATCTATACATACCAGGAATGAATATAATTGATGAATACTTAATGAAAGATTATATAATAGAAAATTTAGAAGCTATATTTAATTAAGCAAAGGAATAGCATATGGAAAGTATTTATATAGAGTGTAGAAACTGTAATACATATTTAAAAATAGATAAAAAAGATTGTAGATATAGCTGCTATAAATGTAGGTGGGAAGAAGATCTAGTTGTAATAAATGAAAAAGGAAGTAGTAAAAATGAGAAGAAGCGAAGAAAGTGAACAAATTAATCTTATACAATGGTGTAAATATAATGAACATATTTATCCAGGATTAGAATTAATACATCATATCCCAAATGGAGGGAAAAGAAATAAATTAGAAGCTGCTAGATTAAAACAAGCAGGAGTTAAAGCAGGAGTACCTGATTTACATTTGCCAGTACCAAAAGGCGAATATTGTGGCTTATATATAGAAATGAAATGGAATGGCAATAAGCCTACACCTAAACAAAAAATGTGGATTAAAAAATTAAGAGAACAAAGACACTGTGTTGTTGTTTGTGATGGATTTGAAGAAGCTAAATACACAATAATAAAGTATATGTCAATTGTATAAGAGGTGGGAGCATGAGCAATAAGGAAGTAAAGGAATTAGCTAAAGAAGTTTTAAAAGAGGTGGCTAAGCAACAAAAGGATAAAAGATTACATAATACAAGATTACTTATGAAAAATTATACTGCTTTAAAGAATCATATAGAAAATGTAAATGAGGATATAGAGGAGTTTGAAATAGAAGTTGAAATGGGATCTAAAGATAATATATGGATAATGAGTATAGCAAGAAGTAAAATAAGAACTGCAAAGATGGTGGGGTATGTTGAAAGTGCTATGGAAATAATTAAGGAAAAGTTTGAGAATAATTTAGAATCAGAAAAGTTTAAAGCATTTGAAATGCATTACATAGATAAAAAGACAAATGAAGAAATACAAGAAGCATTAAACTGTGGCAAAAATTCTCCTAAAAGATGGTCAGATTTGATAATAGAAGAACTAAATGTTTTACTATGGGGAATAGATGCGTTAGGGATTTAAGAGGGGAAAGAAGGGGTTTTAATAGGGATTATAAAATAGTAAAATGATAGTGTGGAAAAATTATAAATACATAAGGTTTTATAATCTCACTAAACTTTTTAGCTTAGCCAGGTGTTCGTCCCTACACCTGGTAACATGCAAGTGGTAGTAATATATTGGTGCAACTCCGATAACTTGCTAAGATGACTATATGAAAAAAAGAGAAATGGGATAGTGATAAGTAGGGTAATGCTTATTGCTTATCTAAACAAAGACTAGATTAGGTTCTAGTCTTTTTTATTTTATAAAAGAAGGAAGTGGTTTAGATGGGAAAGTCTAAATACTTTACCCATGTTGAACCGAAACTTGAAGAAGTTAGGAAGTGGGCTAAAGATGGTTTAAGTGATAAACAAATAGCAACAAACTTAGGAATTGCTTATTCTACATTTAGAGAATATAAAAAGAAATTCTCGGCACTTTCGGCACCCCTAAAAGAGGGGAAAGCTTGTGCTGTAAAACAAGTAGAGAATGCTTTATTTAAAAAAGCTTTAGGTTATGAATATGAAGAAGTTACAAAAGAAATTTGTATGAATGAGGAAACGGGAAAACAAGAACTCAAGATAACTAAAGTTGTAACTAAAAGAGTTCATCCTGATACAACTGCTATAATATTTTATCTAAAGAATAGAATGTCAGATAAGTGGAAGAATGACCCACACAAAGTAAAAATGGATGAAGCTATTTTAGAATTAAGAAAGAAAGAATTAGAGTTAAAGGAATGGTAAGTTATGTGGGACTTAGATTCATTTTATTCAACTGATGAATGGAAAGACTTTAGAAAAAAGATAATTACTGAAAGAGGTAATAAGTGTACTGAGTGTGGCAAAGACATATTAATAGATAAACAATTACATGTACACCATATAAAGGAACTTACACAAGATAATGTAAATGATTATATGGTTTCAATGAATCCTGATAATGTAAGAATAGTTTGTCATGAGTGTCATAATAAGATCCATGAAAGGTTTGGTTATGGCTATGGTAATAGGAAAAGAAAGTTTGATAGAGATGTATATATTATTTATGGTCCACCATTAGCAGGGAAGAAAACATATGTGAAAGATAATATGGAAGAAGGAGATCTAGTTATAGAAATGGATATGTTGTATAGGGCTGTATCTATGGGAGATATGTATAATAATCCTGAGAAGCTAAAGTACAATGTATATAACATTAGAAACTTACTTATAGATAATGTTAAGACTAGATACGGTAAATTCAATAGAGCCTGGGTTATAGGTGGATATCCTAATGCAATAGATAGAGACAGGTTAGCAAATGAATTAGGAGCTGAGACTATCTTTATTAATGCTAGTAAAGAAGAATGTATATCTAGATTAAAGACTTGTAATGATTTTAGAAGCAATCAGTATAATAAATTTAAAAGTTATATTGAAAAATGGTTTGAGGACTACAGATAAGCCCCCCCTACTTTAGAATCTAGGGTAGATAAAAAAAGTCAATAGTACCAAGGCCATTTTTACACACAGTGAAATTTTGACTTTTTCTTTGAAACTTTTCTAGAAAATTTAAAAGAGGGTGATAATGCTTGAAAATTGAGGAAGAATACAAAAGAATTAAATCTTTATTCGATGGCGTTGATGAAAAAGTGCTGAGTTTAATTGATGGAGCTATTTTAGAAAGTGCTAGAATAAAGGTTGAATTAGATGATATGCATGAAATAGTTAAAGAGTCTAATTTAATTAAAGTTAATAAAGAAAATCCTTCATTACAAAAAGAATTACCTATTTCTAAGCTACTTACAAAGCAAAGAGCAAATTATATAAACTATATATCAAAGCTGGCAGGTGTTTTAGGTAGAACAGAGGAAGAGGAAGAAGATGAATTAGGAGATTATGAGTAATATGAGTAATATAGCTGAGTATTATAAAGAAGTTGAAGAAGGCAATATAATTGTCGGCCAAGAATTATATACACAGTTGAAAATAGTTTACTTAGAAACTAATGATCCTATATATCAAAATTTACATGGAATTAAAGTTGATTTTGAAGATTCTAATAAAAGGATTAACTTTATAGAAAAAGAATGTAAACACTTTGAAGCTCCACATGCAGGGAAGCCTTTTATATTAGAAATATGGCAAAAAGCTTTTATAGAAGCTATATTTGCTATAAAAATTTATGATGAAGAAGTTGGAAGGTACGTTAGGAAATATCAAGACGTACTTTTTTTAGTTGGAAGAAAAAACGGAAAAACTCCACTAATCGGAGCCATATGTTTAAGTGAATGGTTTTGTGGTGAAATGGGGAAAAAAATTCTATGTTCTAGTAATGATTATGAACAAGCTGATTTAATGTTCCAAGCTATAAATAGTATGAGAGAAGAAAGTAAGACCTTGGCTAAAGTAACTAGAAAAAATTTAAGAGGTATTTACTTTGGAAATAAAAAGCAAAAGAAAAAGAAGGGCAAATTTAGTTATCAAAATAAAGGAAGTATAAGAAAACTTTCTGCTAAGACTGGGGCTAAAGAAGGTAGAAATATAGGAGTAGGTGCAGTTGATGAAGTCTTTGAAATGAAAGACGATAGTACCGTAATGCCTATACGACAAGCTCTTTCAACCCAAGACGAGCCTTTATATTTTGAATTAACAACAGAAGGATTTACCCAAGATGGATACTTAGATAAAAGATTAATAGATGCAAGGAAAGTTTTAAAAGGAGAACTTGAAAGGCCTAGATGGTTAATTTGGATGTACACTCAAGATAATGAGCAAGAAGTATGGCAAAATGAAAATTCATGGTCCAAAAGTAATCCAGGTTTAGGAAAGATTAAAAAGAAATCTTTTTTAAGGCAAATGCTTGAAGAATCAAAAACAAGTTCTAGTAAAAGAGCCTTTGTATTAGCTAAAGATTTTAATATAAAACAAAACAATGCAGCAGCTTGGTTACAAGAAAAAGATATAGTAAATGATTTAACCTATGACATAGAAGATTTAGAAGGAAGTATAGCTATAGGAGCTGCTGATTTATCTGAAACAACAGATTTAACTAATGCTAGAGTTCTTATAATGAAACCAGGTAGCAAGATGAAATATTTTATAACTATGTATTTTATGCCTGAAAGTAAATTGTTAAAAGTAACTAAAGAAGAAAAAGAAAAATACTTAGAATGGGCTAAAAATGGTTATTTAAAAATATGTGAAGGTGGAGAAGTTGACTATTCAGAAGTCGTTGCATGGTTTGTAAGTATATGGAAAAAGCATAAAATAAGAACTTTTAAAGTTGGTTATGACAGATGGAATGCTAAATCATTTGTTGCAGAAATGGATTCTTATGGATTTGAATTAGAAAGAATAAACCAAGATTTCAATGGAGTTTCAACTGGAATGAAGATGTTAGAAAGTGATTTACAGTTAAAATTAGTTAATTATAATCAAAATCCTATGGATAAATGGTGTCTAGAAAATACTTCTTTTAAAGTTCATTCAACAACAGGCCAAATAATGCCAGTTAAAGTACAAGGAAAAAGAAATCACCATATAGACGGAGCTGTAACTATGATAATAGCTTATGCTACATATGATAGGTTTAAAAAAGAATACACAGATATAGTGAGGTGATAAAATTGGCATTTAAAAATATTTTTAATAAATTCAGAGGTGAAAAAGGTAGGCAAATGACATATGCAAAAATGTTAAATGGAAGTTTACCTATATTTTCACAGTTTGGAAATGATGTTTATGTAAGTGATATAGTAAACAATTGTATAAGAAGCAAGGCAACTGAAATAAGTAAATTACAGCCTAAACATATAAGAACAAATGGAGATACACAAAAGACTGTTAATAGTTCAATAAATAGGCTTTTAAAGTTTGGTCCTAATGAAATTATGACTACAAAAGATTTTTTAGAAAAATGTACATGGTTACATGAAAAAAAATATAATTGCTTTATATATCCAAAATATGAATTAAAAGAAGTTAACGGTGGAACAGCTAGATGTTATACTGGATTTTATCCTTTAGACCCTACAGAAGTTGACTTTTTAGAGGACCCAACTGGAAAAATTTATATAAAGTTTTATTTTGGAGATGGGGATTCATATACATTCCCATATTCAGATATAATCCATTGGAGAAAAGAATTTAGTGATGATCCTTTACTTGGTGGAGGATTAAACGGAGTATCTAAAGATGAAACTATACTTAATGTTTTAAAAGTAAACCATAGTTTAACAGAAGGCCTTGATAAAGCTGTTAAAGCTAGTTTGACAGTTAGAGGACTTTTAAAAATTAATACTATGATGGATGATGAAAAACAAGAAGAAGAAAGACAATCATTTGAAAGTAAACTTACAAACTCACAAAGTGGGATTTTACCAATAGATATAAAAAGTGATTATATACCTATAAATGTTAATCCAACTTTAATAGATAAAAATACACTTGAATTTATTGAAGGGAAGATTTTAAAACATTATGGAACTTCTATACCAATTATAACTGGTAATTTTACAGATGAAGAATATCAAGCATATTATGAAAAGATTTTAGAACCAGATATAATTGGATTAGGACAAGCATTTTCTAAGACCTTATTTACCGATCGTGAATTAGAGCATGGTAATGAGGTCATTTTTTATGGCCAAAAACTACTATTTACTAATACAAAAAATAAAATAGCTGTAGCAGATATATTAGGAAATAGGGGAGCATTAACAGATAATCAATTGCTAGAATTATTTGGATATCCACCATTTGAAGGTGGGGATGAAAGACATATGAGTCTTAATTTTATAAATAGAAATATAGCAGATCAGTATCAACTTAATAAATTAAAAAGTGAGAAGGGGGTGAGCCAAAATGAATAAGGCAATGAAGGAAATGTCAGTTAGAAGGAGTTTTAACGCATTAGATTTTAAGACTTCTGATGATAAGTATAATATCGAAGGTCATGCAGCAGTATTTAATCAAACTACCAATATAGGTGGATGGTTTAATGAAGTAATTGAAAGAGGAGCTTTTGATAATTGCGACTTTAGTGATGTATCTTTCTTTGTAAATCATAATATCGATAGTATACCACTTGCAAGGTCAAGAAAGCTTAATGGAAATTCTACTATGGAGCTAGAAGTTGATGAAGTTGGTTTATATATAAGAGCTAATTTAGATATAGAAAATAATTCAGAAGCTAAAACAGTTCATAGTTCAATATCTAGAGGGGATATAGATGGAATGAGTTTTGCTTTTAGAATACAAGAGCAAACTTGGGAAAATCTAGATTCTGATATGCCAACAAGAAGAATACAAAAAATAGCTAAAGTATTTGAAGTAAGTGCTGTAAATAATCCTGCTTATATAGATACTGACATAAGTGCTAGAGATAAAAAAGATTTAGAAAAAGCTAAATCAGAAGTAGATACTGCAAGATCTAATATAAATGATAAATCAAAAGAAATAGAAATTTTAAGATTAAAAACTGAAATACTAAGTAAATTTTAAGAAAAGGTAGGTAATATTATGAAAAAGAAATTATTAGCAATGTTTAACAAAAAGCAAGAAAGAAAAGAAGAATTAAAAAAGAGATCTCAACAGTCAGAGGATGTAACAGAATTAAGAAGTATAAATAATGAATTAGATACTTTAAATTTAGAAATAGAGGAATTAAGATCTATGATAGATGCATTACCTGATGAAAATGGAGAAAACAATAATAACAATGATAATAATGAACATTTTGTACCAGGTGGAGAAAATAGAAATGCAAATCAAGGTGGATTTAATCCTATGGCATCTTATACTAATATAGGAGGAACAACAAGAAGAAGTACTGGAGAAGATGAAGATATATATTCTACATTAGAATATAGACAAGCTTTTAGAAACTATGTTGTTGAAGGAACTCCAATGCCTACAGAATTTATTTCAAAGCGTTCTAATGAGTTAACAGTAACTTCTGATTTAGGAGCTGTTATACCTACTAACATTTTAAATAAAGTTATAGAAGATATAACTATAGAAGGTAAGGTCCTTGGAAGGATAACTCAAACATCTATGCAAGGTGGTATTGAAATACCTTTATCTGATATAAACCCAACTGCAACTTGGTTAGAGAGTGAAACTACTGTTAGTGATGAACAAAAAGCTGAAATGAAAGCTAAAGTTAAATTTGGATACCATGTATTAGAAGCAAAAGTAGCTATAGGATTATTGGCTTCTACTGTATCACTTTCTTTATTTGAAACAACAGTAGTAAAACAATTGAAAAAGGCCATGATAAGAGCTTTAGAAACTGCTATAGTATCAGGAACAGGAACAGGACAACCAAAAGGTATAACTAAGTATGATTTACCTAAAGAACAAATAATAAAAATGGACCCTAAAACTATAGGAACAGTTGCAGCATGGTCAACAGTTGAAGCTAGTGTTCCTGAAAGTGCTGAAGATGCTGTTATATATATGATGAATAAAGCGACTTGGGAAAAATATTTAAATGGAATGACTGATACAACTGGTCAAAAAATAGGATTAGGTAAAATAAATGAAAAAGGCCAAAAAATATTAAATGGTAGAGAAGTTTTAACATGCGATAAATTCCCTTCTTTTGATGCATGTGAAGAAGGTGGAACTTTTGGAGTATTAGTAGACTTATCTCAATACATGTTAAACTCAAACTTAGCAATGTATTATAAAAAATACTTTAATGACGATTTAAATAAATGGATACATAAAGCTTTAATGATAGCAGATGGTCAAATGGCTATAGGAGAAGTTGAAGATTCTAAAAAGAAGAAAAAATTAGTTGGAGCACAAGGATTATTATATTTACAAAAAACAGCTAATGCAGGAGCTTAAAAATGTTGGAATTAAAAGAAGTTAAAAATCATCTTCAAGTAGATTTTGATGATAATGACACTTTTATAAAGCTTTTAATTGATGGAGCATATGAATATTTAGAAGATACTACTGGGTTTGATTTTAAAAAATCAGACTCCAGTAAAGCTAAAATATTTTGTTTGGCCATTATTAATGAGTGCTATGAAAATAGAGGATTGACAACAGAAAAAGCAGGTAAGCAAATGAGTTATATAATGAAAGATATCTTAATTAAGTTAAGCTATGAAGCCAAAAAAAGAGGTAAAGAAGATGCTAAGGCATAGAATTTGTATAAAAAAAATTGAAGAAAAAATAGTTAATGGAAGAAGGCAAGGCAAAGAAGAAATAGATTTTCATAACTGTTATGCTGACGTTTTAGATTTATATGGCAAAGAATTATATGATGCTATGAACTCTAAACTAGAAAATACAGCTGTTTTTAAAATTAGATATTGTAAAAAAATTGAAGAGCTAAGGAATAAAGAAAAATTTATAGTTATTTGGAAGGACCATAAATATAAAATTTATTATCCTGATTTTTTAGGATATAAAAGAGATTATATACATTTAAAATGTAATGAGGTTCTGTAATGAGCATTGAAATGGAATTTGAAGGCTTAGATGAACTTATAAAAAGAGTTGAGTCCTTAGCTACTGAAACTCAAGTTGAAAGTATTAATAAAAAAATATTGAAAGAATGTGGGGAGTTAGCTTATTCCACTGTTAAACCTTTAATACATGAGAGTGATAATAATAGTAATAGTGGGAGACGTGGAAGTAGGCCGAGTGGACATGCTAGAGACAATGTTCCAAAACCTAAGTTAAGGAAAAAAGGTGGAAGAGTTTATGTTGTTGTTGGATGGGAAAAATCTGATAAAAGCCCTTATTATTATATGAAAATGGAAGAATGGGGTACAAGTCAACGACCTCCGCATCATTCATTTGGTTTAGTTAATAAAATGTTAAAAAAGAAATATGATGATATAGCTAAAAAAGAATATGAAAAATTAATTAGAAAGTTAGAGGGGTGATATAGTGGAAAATGAGGAATTTGATATTATAGCACTTGTCACTCAAACTTTAGAGCTTACAAATGTTCCAGTATTTGAGGGGTGGTATGATGAAGAATTAAATAAAACTCATATAACTGTACATGAATACTTAGATCAAGATGGAGATTATGAAGATGATGAAGCAAGTTGTATAGAACATTCTATTCAAGTAGATATATGGAGCAAAGATAGTTTAGAAGCTTATAAATTAAAAAGACAAGTTAGAAAATTAATGATAGAAAATGACTTTATAAAAAATGATGGTCAAGATTTTTATGAAAAAGAAACGAAAATTTATCATAAAGGAATTAGATTTACTTATACGGAGTATTTGTAAATCTTTTTTTATTTTAGAAAGGAGCTGAAAGAATGACAGTAGAACAAGCAGTAAAAACTCGTAGAATGGGATGTAAAGATATTTATGTAGCTTTAGTTACTGAAAATACAGCTACATCATATAAAACAGCTACACCTATAAAATTAGGTAGATCTATAGGAGCTAAAGTTACAATAAAAACTAATGTAGAAAAAACATATAGTGATGATGCTGTTGAAGAAGTATTTGAAACTTTTGAAAGTGCTGAAATAGAAGTGGAAAGTAATAAATTATCTCCTGAACAAAAAGCTTTAATAAGAGGTGCTACATATAAAAATGGTTTTTTAATAAATAATACAAATGATAAAGCAGCAGAAATAGCTATAGGATGGAGAGCGAAACAAACAAATGGAAAATATGAATTTGTTTGGTATTATTGTGGAAAGTTTAATCAAGGATTTAGTGAAGAATATGACACAAAAGGAGATAAAACAAAAACACAAACTTCTAAATTAAAAGGTACTTTCTATGGAAGGGAATTAGATGATAATTATAATACTGAAGTAGATGAAACTTATTTACTAGAAGAACATAATAATGCTAAAACAGCTATAGAAAGTTGGTTTTCTAAAGTTCAAGAGCCGGCAGGAGAAAAATAAGCATAAATTTTCGAGTTGAAGAAAAAAACGCTTTGTATAATCAAATATAAGAAGATATAAAAAAATATTCGATGCATTAATTAATAAGAAGGTACAACTCTTTAAAATGGCTTCAATTAGCTTATTTGAAAGAGTTGTATTTTTTATTAAAAATAATTAGTTTAAGGGGTGAAATTGATGAAAATAACAGTAAAAAAGAAAGAATATGATAGTGGCAAAATGGTATTAAGCAAGTTTAAAAAATATACGGAGGTTAGAGATAGAATTTCTAAACAAGATAGTTACACTTATGAAGATTTAAAAGATATGATAGATATTATAGTTTTTATATTTGATAATCAATTTACATCTGAAGATATAGAATTAGAATTTGATATACCTGAAATAATTTTAAATTTCATGAGGGCAGATATAGAAATAGCTGAAAAACTTGATAAGGAAATAAAGAAAACGGAAAAACTTTTTATGAAGGACAAGAAATAGATTTTTGTAATATAACTATTTCTTGTCTAGATATAAATTTATGTACATGCTATAAATATAAAAAAACTATAGAACTATTTAAATTAATAGATTTAGAAAATGATGAATTTAATAATATTTATAAGCTAATACATGTTTTCTTTGATAGTAAAGTTAAAATAAGAGATTTATATAATTTAGAAATATATGAAACTCTAAGTATATTTTATTTAATAAAGAAAGTAATTTTAAATATCAATGATAAAATTGGAAATATATTTTTTGAGAAAGTAGAAAAAGAAAAAAGTGCATTTGATGAATATGACATAGAGAATGGCTATGAAGATATTGAAGAAGATGAAACTAATATATATGATCTATATTTAAATATTTTAAATAATTTATTTAAGGTTTCAAAAAAAGCATTTGGTAATAGTTTAAAGCAAAGTTTAGAAATGGATCTTAATGAGTTACTAGATTACTTTATATATTACACTGAAAATTTAGATGAAGAAAACCACGATGAAGATTATGCCTATACATAGTCTTTTTATTTTTGAGGAAAGGAGGAAAAGTTAAATGAGTGCTAATATAAAAATAAATGCAAATAGTAGTGAATTTAATAGGCAAATGGCTGAAATGGCTAGAGAATTAAATAAAGTAAAAAGTAGCTATAATCTAGCAAATACACAAGCTAAACTATTTGGAAGTACGACAGACGTTTTAAGAAGTAAGCAATCAGAGCTAACAAGTAAAATAAATGTACAAAATAGAATGATTGAAACGCAATCTAAACATTTAAGAGATCTCAATAAAGATTTAGCAAATCAAAAAAGTGAAAGAGATAGATTGAATGCTAAGATAGAAGAAACAAATAGGAAGTATCAAGAAAGTGTAAATGCGACTGGGAAAAATAGTGAAGAATCTAAAAAACTTAAATCTGAATTGAAAGAATTAAAAGAAGCTCAATCTAAAAATAATACTGAAATAGATTCAACAGTTAAAAAATTAGATAATGCAGAGGTTAAGTTAAATAATAGTCAAAAATCGTTAATGAAAAACCAAAAGGCATTAGAAGAAGTAAACAAAGAACTAGAAAAAAGTAAGCTTGATAAATTTAGCGAAGGGCTTGAAAAGTCTAGTCAAAAAGCTGAACATGTATCGAATAAAATGAAACCAGCTAGTACGGCTATAGTTGGACTTGGGACTGCTGCAACTATAGCTAGTATGAATTTTCAAGATGGTGTTGCAAATATAAATACACTTTTAGATGATCATAGCCACCTAGACGGATATAAAAATAAAATTATGGATGTTAGTAATGAAACTGGAATAAGTATAGATGTTGTTACGGATGGTATGTATCAAGCTATATCATCAATTGGTGATGGTGGAGCTGAAACAGAAAAAATATTTGATACTATGGCGAATAGTGCTAAAGCTGGTGGAGCTGAAGTTAAAGATGCAGTTGCTTTAATAAGTGCTGGTATGAAAGGATACAATCAAGTTAATGATGAAACTGCTAAAAAAATTGGAGATTTAGCATTCCAAACAGCTAAACTTGGGGTAACTACATTTCCAGAAATGGCTGCATCAATGCAACCTTTATTCCCTTTAGCTAGTAACTTGAACTTATCAATGACAGATTTATTTACCGATATGTCTACATTAACAGGTGTTACTGGTAATACTTCAGAAGTTTGTACTCAATTAAAAGCTGTTTTTAGTAATTTAATAAAACCTACTACAGATATGCAAAAACTAATGAAAAAATATGGATATTCTAACGGTCAAGCTATGTTAAAACAAGAAGGCTTAATTGGAACTATGAAAATTTTACAAAAAGAAACTGGTGGTCAATCAGATAAAATGGGAAAACTTTTCAGTAGTACAGAAGGTTTAACTGCTATAACAGCATTAACTGGATCTCAATTTGATACAATGACTGAAAAATCTAAGAAAATGAGTAAAGCTTTAGGAACAACAGATTCTGTATTAAAAATAGTTAACAATACAACTAAAAATGATTTAAGAACTTCTTTAAATCAAGCTAAAAACTCATTAATTGGATTTGGAGATATTATAGCTCCATTTGTATCAAAGGTTGCTAGAGGGTTATCAGGAATAACAAAAGCTATAAATGGACTAACCCCAGGGCAAAAAAATTTAGTCGTAGGATTAGGGGCTGGATTTGTAGCTACTAATTTAGCTATAGGTGCATTTGCAAAGCTAGCTAAAGGTTTAAGTAATAATATAAAATTCATGCAAAAATCAAAGACTGCTATAAAGGATTATGTAAAAGCTACAAAAGATGGTGAAACTAAGATAGTTAAATTTGGAAAAGGTGTAGCAAAAGTATCTAGAAATATAAAAGATTTTACAGTAAATATAGGTAAAAAAGCTGTTCAAGGATTAAAGAGTTTTGGTAAAGGTCTTTTAACAGTAACTAAAAATTTAGGTAAGTTTGCTATAAGTATAGGTAAAACAGCAGTTAAAGGAATCTTAGCTTTTGGTAAGGGGCTTTTAACAGTAACTAAGAATTTAGGTAAATTAACATTAGCAATATTAAAAAATTCGGCTCAACTAACTAAGAATGGTTTAATGTGGCTAGGTACTAAAGCTAAAATGCTTGCTTTTAAAGGTGCTCAATTAGCTGTAACAGGAGCAACAAAAGCTATGACATTAGCACAAAAAGGGTTAAACCTAGTAATGAGTATGAATCCAATAGGTATAGTAATAACAGCTTTAGTTTCTTTAGCTGCAGTATTTGTTACTTTATATAATAAATGCGATTGGTTTAGAAACGGTGTAAATGCTGTATGGTCCAAAGTAAAAAGTATATTTGTTGGATTTGCAAACTTCTTTAAAGGTGCATTCCATCGAGATTTTACAAGAACATTTGGATTATTAGGAGTTCCACTAAATCATTTCTTTTCAGTAGTTGGAACTGTATGGAATGGAATAAAAGGAGTTTTTAATGGTGTTTTAACCTTCTTAAGTGGTGTATTTACTGGAAACTGGAGGAAAATATTCAGTGGACTTAAGCAAATAATATCTTCTATATTTGGAACTATCGGAGGAATAATTAAAGCCCCTATCAATGCTGCTATATCAGGAATAAATTCAGCAATAAGGGCAGTTAATAGGATTAGCTTTAATATACCTAATTGGGTCCCAGTTTTCGGTGGAAAACACTTTGGTATTCATCTTCCAACTATCCCAGCACTTGCAGAAGGTGGTATAGTAACGAAAGCTACTATGGCACTTGTTGGAGAAGGTAAAGAACATGAAGCCGTAATACCTTTAAGTAAGTTAGATAAATTAGTTACTAATTCAGTACAAAAAGTTTTAGATAATAGAGGAAATAAAACATATGAAAAAAATAATCAAGAAACTAAAATAATTCAAATTAATCTGCAGGTAGGTAGCAAAAATGTAGCTGAAGCTATATTTGATGAATTTGGAAATTTAATAAGTAAAAATCAAAGAAGTAGAGGAATTGCAAGGGGGAGAGCATGATATTTAGTAAGTATTTTTTGATATTTAATAATTTAAATTCTAAATTTGATTTAGGATTAAGCATAGTAAAAAGACCTAATATTCCCTCTCCTTCTAAAAATAAAATTGCAAAAGAAATTCCTGGTAGAGATGGTTCAGTTTATGAAAACATGGGCGGATATAAGGATATTGTAATTCCAGTTGAATTTAATTTCATAGAAAAAAATAATCTTAAGGAAAGATTTAGGCAAATTAAATTATGGATTAATGAAATACAAGATAATAAATTAATTTTTAGTGATGATCCTGAATGGTTTTATAAAGTAGTGGATGTAAAATTAAATGGAGATTTTGAAACTATTTTAAGACGTAAAGGTAAATTTAGAATTGATTTTACTTGTAGGGCCTATTTATATAACTTAGATGCAGATGAATTTCTTAATATAAGTAATAATGATAATTTATATAATTACTATTTAGAATCAAAGCCACAGATATATATACAAGGCAATGGAGAGGTAAAAGTAAGTATAAATAATAGAAAGTTTACTGTACCAGTTCAAGACTATATATATATTGATAGTGAACTTGAATTAGTTTTTAAAACTACAGATAATTATTTTAATTTAGGTACTGGAGCTTTTCCAAAGCTAAATAAGGGGGCTAACCTTATACAATTTGAAGGTAATATACAAGTATTTAAAATAAAGCCTAGATGGAGGTGTTTATAATGGAATGTTACAAACCATCGAATACTAACTTTGATAGAAATGGAGATATAAAATTACAGCCGTCTAGTGCTATTTTAAAAGTAGAGTTAAATGGTATTTGTGAAATTGAAATTGAGCATAGTTACGATAAAGAAAACAGATGGAAAACAATTGAAAATTTAGGTGTAATTAAATGTGATGTTTGTTATAGCAAAAATCAACAGCTATTTAGAATCTATGATGTAGAAAAAGGTATGTTTGGGGTAAAAGTAAAAGCTAGACATATTTATTTTGATTTAATTGATAAAATTATTGTAGATACTAGAGCAGTTAATTTTAATTGTGAAACAGCCTTAAATATCATTTTAACGGGAACTAAATTTAAAGGACATTCAGATATTAGCCTAACTAATACAGCATACTTTGTTAAAATGAATGCTTTAAGTGCAATAAGTGGAGATAGTGATAATACATTATTAAATAGATGGGGTGGCGAAGTAATCGCTGATAATTTTGATGTATATGTAAATCATAGAATCGGTGGAGATTATGGAGTTAAAGTTAAATACTCTAGAAATATGTTAGATATAGACTTAGCTGAAAATACAGATGAAATAGCTACAAGGATATACCCACAAGCTTATAACGGTATCATGCTACCTGAACTATATATAGATTCTCCACTGGTTAATAAGTATCCAATTATAAAAGAAAGACATATGGTTTTTGAAGATTTAAAACTAAAGGAAGATTGCAGTGGAGAAGATGAACAAGGTTTTGAAACAAGAGAAGCTTTATATGAAGCTATGCGACAAAGAGTTAAGGAAGCTTTTAAAAGTGGCTTAGATAAACCTAAAGTTTCAGGAAAAGTTGATATAGCTATATTGGAAAATACAGAAGAATATAAAAGTTTTAAGAAGCTAGTTAATGTTGGAATTGGTGATACTCTAACAGTTGAACATCAAAATATAGGTGTAGATTTAACTACTAGATCCGTGGGCCTTGAATGGGATATATTAAATAAAAAATATAACTCTATAACATTAGGGGAACTTAATACGGATTACTTTGATAGACAAGATCTAGCAAAAGAAAAACTAGATAGTATATTAAATACTAGTGGTAATGTTAAAGCTGAAAGTTTAGAAGGTGTAGTTTCGGCTCTTAACACTAAGTTTCAAGCTTTAAGGGATATTGCACAACCTCAGCAAGTCAAAGCAATGTTATTTGAAGATAGAATTAAAGGTAGTAAAACATATGGAGCATTAGCCCTAGGATCTATGGGCTTAATGATAGCTAATAAAAGAACTTTAGATAATAAAGATTGGCAATGGAATACTTTTATTGGTGGTGGCTATGTATATGCCGATTGGTTAATAGGTAAATTAAAAACCGTTTTAATAGAAAATCTAGATGGAAGCTTACAAATAGATTTGTCAAAAACCGGTGGACTTATGACTAAAAAAAATGGTGTTAATGCAATTGAACTTGCTGGAACTGATTTAAATTTATATGATTGGGATGGAGAAGGAGAGCCAGTTGGAAAGTTATATTCCTCTAGACGTAACAATAATGAAAATGTACCTGGAGTTGTTTTAGCTAATATGCTAAATTCTTATTTGTCATTAGCATATCAAGAAAATGGAACTTTTTATAGTTATATTGTATGTGATAAACATAATATAGATGGAAGTGCAAATGTTCCTATTAATGTATACCATGATGTAGACCTTAGAGGGTCTGAATTATGGCTTAAATATGGTTTAAATAGTATCTTTAATTCTAGTACAGATAATTTTGTAGCTAAGGTATTAAATAATTTTGTAGTCGCTGAAAGAACAAATAATTTTTCTAGATTAATTTTGGAAAAAAATAAGTTTATTTTATCTGATGTTTTAAATAGTGACTGTTATCCATATGCTAGTTTTTCTCCTGATGAAGCTTATTTTTCGAAAGGTGGACATAAAAACTTTTCTTCAAGCCCTAGTGGTTTTAGTTTTTGGATTAATGGCAATGATGCTTTTTATTCTTCAACAACAAATAATATAGTATCAAAGCAAAAGTTTTATGCTGATGGAGGGCTTGTAGTAAGTCAAGATTTTATCGTTCAAGGGAATAAAAACTGTGTTCAAAAGACTGAAAAATACGGTGAAAGGCTATTCTATAGTGTAGAGGATTGCGAAAGTTATTTAACAGATAGAAGTATGCATTTATTAACTGTAGAAGAAGTTAAACATGATGATAAAGTTACATATGAAAGAGTAGTTATATTAGATAATATATTTAAAGATAGTGTTAATCTTGATTTAGATTATACAGTTGAAATAATAAAGCAAAGCTGGGGAGATTACAGAATAAAGGAGCAAACAAAAGATTATTTTATAATTGAATCAGATAGAAAAGATTTTACTTTTAAATATGTTGTAACAGCTAAAAGACAAGGATTTGAAGAAGAAAGAAATAAAGAAGTATTTCTAGATACTTTAAAAGAAAATGATTTAAATAATAATATTATTGAAAATAAAGAGTATTGGAGATTATATACAGAAAAAGAAGGTGATAGTATTGGCAATAAATAACTTTCATTTTAAGTTAGATATAGAAAGAGAAGATCATATACCTAAATTTAGATTGAAGCAGTATGACACTGCTATTTTTTATGCAAGTCTTTATAAAAATGGGCTTCCTTATAATTTAGAAAATGAACAAATTAAAATGTTTGTAAAAAAAGCAGATGGAACTATAGTGTATCAAGAAGATAATATAACTATTCAAGATGATGAAGTTAAAATAAATGTAAAAAATCAAGCATTAACAGCAAGTGGATTAACTTACGCTGAATTAGAATTAAAATCATCTACTGGACAAGTAACAACAGCTACATTTTTATTTGAGGTAAAAGAAAAAGTAGGCTCTGATAAAGCTATAGAATCTATTACAGATATATGTACTTTAGAAAAGCTTGATAGATACGTTGGACAAGCTAAAAAAGAACTAGATAAGTTTAAACAAGACCTTTCTAAATTAGAGGATTTAGTAGCAAATAAAGATAAATTAGAAAGACAAAATACAGAAGCTAAAATTAATGTAAAAGAACTAGAAAGAGTTTTAGAGCAAGCTAATAATATAGTTTCTAATGAAGGTAAAAAAGTAACTGGAAATAATGTTATAACAGATAGTTCAAATGGATATATACAAAATTTAAAGTTAACTGGTAAAACATTATTTAATATAATACCTTTGAATCCTTCTAAATGGGTGTTAGGAGGAAGTGGAGAAAACTTAGGGGTAAATGCTTATTATTCAATTTACTTAAGTGATTTACCAATAAAGCCTAATACAACTTATAGTTATAAATTATTTGGATTACCTCAAAAATGTAATTCTCATTGGTTTCATTTAACAGCTCCAAAAATAACTAAAAGTCCAGAAGGTACTTTTACATCTCTATCGGAGATAGGAAATTCATTTCTTCATCTATATCCAAACGGAGATCAAAAGTTTACTTTGGATGATGTAAAAAATGTAAAGATTGTTCTAGTTGAAGGAAATGAGAAAATAAATGATTATTTTGAAGGCCTTAAATCGGTTGGAGATGGAGTAGACAATATATCATTAAAGAGTAGTAATTTAAATTTATTTGATGAAAAATTATTAAGTTCTAAACTTGAAGCTGATGGATATTACCATTTTAGAACAACTGGAAATAGTAGATGCGACTTATTTATGGGATTTGTTGATTCAAGCTATAAACAAATAACAGACATGAGTCCAAATATGGTTTTAGATTTATCTAAGTTTGATTTAAAAAATTGGAGATTTTTAATCGGATTAAATGGAGATGTTAAAGACGATAAAGTTTTAATTCCAATTGAACAGATAGGTTTTTTAAATACTAAATTCTTTAAAGGATGTGAATTTATAAAAGTTGATAATAACCATATTAAAGTTAAAAATATAGAACTTAGCTTAAATAAAGCAACTCCTAGTTATATTAAACATGAAGAAAGTAAAAGAAATTTTTTATATTATAATTCTAAAGATAAGTCATGGAAAAAACCTATTTTAAGGGGGATATACGAAGGAGTAAAAGATATAATCGAAAAACATTCCAATGGTAAAATTTATTATCGTAATAAATGTATGGAGTTTATTATAAATGGAAGTGAAAACTGGGTATTTGATGGAGATTTAGGTAATACAATTAGATGTTATCTAAGAAATTCAAATATAAGACCTGGGTTAGTTGCTTCAGATAGATTTAATTCTATACAAAACTATACACTTGATAAAGAGCATATATATGCATCAGATGGATTATTATGGGTATTTCTAAATAAATCTAAAGCTACAGATTTAAATACATTTAAAAATTATTTTAAAGGAACTCCAACTACTGTAGTTTGCCCAATGATTAAAGAGGAAGTTTATGAATGCTTAGATATATCAACTAGGTCTTTTAATCCTCAAACTTTATTTTCAGTAAGTGGTGGAGCAATAGATCCTGGAGTAGAATATTATATTCCTTCTTCTTTTGTATCTTCTGATAGTTCAATATCTGAGAAACTTGAAAATGTTGATGATAGTTTATTAAAGCTTATGTTTGATTTTATATCTCATAATCACGAT